AGATTGCGATTTGATCCTCGTGGTTGTAGCGGCGCACCCGCGCACGCTCAAAGTCAGCCAGCCGCCCCTCGCAGTTGACCTTGATGGTGAAGGTGTCGCCCTGCGCGAGCTCCATGTTGTCCATGCGCCCACGGAACACCTGTACCGGGTCGGCAATGAGCGCATAGCTGTCGTTGAACAAGCCGAGGTAAACCTTCGCGGTACGGCCCTGGTATTGCTCGCCCAAGGCGATCGACACATGGGCCGGGTTAACACCCGACAAGGTGAGCGCGAGGCCGTAGGCCTGGATGCTCTCGCCTTCCTCCACCATGCTGATGCTGCCCAGGTTGCCAAGGCCCAGCCAGTCGTGGCTGTTCCAGGTTACGGTGGCGGGCAGGTTGGTGGCGTAGATCGTGCCGCTGCCAAACTGCAGCTCCACAAACAGCGCCGGCCGCAGGTTGCTGGCGGCGAGAGCCGTGGCCATGGCACCGGACACGCTCCGAGTCATGGGGCCACCCCATCGCGCTGCGGGCTCATGCGAACACCTCAACCATGTCCATGGCAATTTCGGTGAACTGCGGCGCGCGCGTGTCCCATTCGCCGTTGTCGTCGTTCTGGATAAAAAGCGCGGTTGGCCGGGTGAGCGTCACCGCTGCGCCGTTGGCCCAGCCAGCTGCCGTGCGCACCGGAGGTTCAAAGGTCACTCCCGACATTGCACCCCCACCGGTGGAAGTGAATGCGGCGGTGCCCGAAACCATTTTCAGCTCGCCCGCCACCGCAAAAAAATCGCCCACCTTGAGCGTCTTGCTCGCGCCGCAGCCGGCAAACGTCACCGACGTGGCACCCTGAGCCACCGCCCCGTTCACCGTCACGCCAGAGGTGGTGATGGTGCCCTGCGGCACCGGCCGGGCAAAGTTGTAGAGCGCAGCGCGGTTGGCCCCACCGCGCAGCTGCAGCTTGAAGCTCTGCAGCAGCGGCGCGTCGGTGGTCTCCTCCAGGTTCGGCCAGCTCATGCGCATGTACCAGCGCGCAGAAAACGCAATCTCGGCCGTCTGCACGCTGCCGGTGAGCGGCGATTCCATGCGCTGGGTGTACGAGCGCAACCCCAGCGTGATGGCCGGCGGCGCGCTGCGGCTCAGGGTCGGGAAGGCAATGGTGCTCATTGACTAACCCCTCGCGTGCTACGCCCGCTCATGCGAACGCTCCCCCGCGGCGCATGCTGTCCAGTATCTCGGCCTTGGCCGCCTCCTTGGCGCGGGTCATCGCCAGCATGATCGAAGCTGCATCGGATCGCGCGTCGATGGTGATGTGCTGCACCACGGTGACGCTGTTACCCGCGCCGAGCATCTTGTTGGGCACCACCGTGCCGGCCGAATCCGGGATAAACAGCTCCGGCCCGCGCTCGCCAACCACCGACACCTTGCCCAGCGGCGGGCGCCCCCCTTCGGCATAGCCACCACCGGGCTGCATCGGAATGACGGTATCTCCACCGCCAAACCACTTGCCCAGATCGCCCAGGATGCCGCCGCCGCCGTAACTGCCGATGGCCTTGTTGGCGGCCTGCGCCAGCGGCTGCACCTGCGCCGAAATCATCGGCTGCAGCACCAGCGTGCGGAACATGTTGTAGAGCGTTTCCTTGAAGTTTTGCGCTGCGTCCTTGCCGTTCTCAAAACCGCGCATCAGCGCATCGGTGAGCGCGCGCTCGATGTTCTCTGCAGCGGCCTTGAATTTTTCCTCGGTCTGGCGCGCCTCGTCGGCAATGCGCTTTGTCATCACGCCGGTGGAAGTGAGGGCCGCCTTGTCGTCGAGCAGCTTGATGCGCTTTTCCATAAGGTCGAGCTCCTCCTGCGAGGTCTCGTTGTTGCGCATCGTCTCCAGCGTCTGGCGGGCGGTGGCCGCCGCGTCGGCGGCACGGCGAATCTGCAGCGCGCCAAGCTGGTCGCTGGTGAGACCAATCTCCTCGTTGCTTGCGGCCAGCTGCCTGTTCTGCTCGCCCAGCTCGTACACCGCCTTGCCCATCGTTTCGAGCATCTTGCCGTTGGCCTTGGTGTATTCCTCGTCGGCTTTTACCAGGCGCGCCAGCAGGTCCGTCCGCTTTTCAATGACGATCAGCTCTTCCAGGCCGGTCGCCACGGCAATTTTTTGCTGCGTGGTGATCTGCAGCTTGCCGTCGCGCAAATCGGCCATGGTCTTGGCCGCGAGCTTTTGCCCATCGGTGAGCTTGGCGTCGCTTTGTTCCTCGAGCGCCTGCACGGCAATTTTTTCGCGGATGCTGGCGATCAGGCGGTCATATTCGGTGTCTTTCTCCAGGGTGCCCGTGCCGGTGCTCTTGACCTCGATCTGCTTGCCGCCCGTCTTCATGGCCTCGCGCGCCTTGGCGGCCTCGGCTTCCACCTTGGCCTTGAGCTCCAGCTCTTTGCGAAACGCCATGGTGGTGGCGATCTCGCCGTTGAGTGCGTCGATCTCGCGCTTGATCATCAGCACCCGCCCGGAGTTCTTGCCGTAGAGGTTGGTCGACTCGTCGAGGTTCTTTTGCAGCGCCAGCAGCTTTTCGGTCTGCGCGACCAGAGCGACATCGTTTTTGTACTGGTCGGTGCCGGTCATCAGCGTGCGCAGGCCGGCCAGGATGCCGGCGAGCTTGCCCCCCTCAACGGTGGCGTCGCGCATGGCGGTGGTGATGCCCAGCATCGCCGGCAGCATCGAATTGACGATGGCGATCTTCGCCCCTTCGGAGGCAAACTCCAGGGTGCGCAGCTGGTCGTTCATGGCCTCGGCGTTGCGGGCGGTATTGGTGGCGATCTCAAGGCCGAGCTTCTTGGCCTCGGTTTGCAGCGCCTCGATGCCATCGCGCCCGGTGTTCAGGAACGCAATCATCTTGGCACCGGCCTTGCCGAACAACTCTACCGCGGCGGTGGTCTTGTTGATGCCATCGGGCGAATTGGCAAACCGATCGGAAATGCGCTTCAGCGCCTCATCGGTGGTGATGAGGCCGTTTTTTACCTCCTCGGAAGCAATGCCGAACTGCTTGAGAAAGTCCGCCGCCTTGCCGTCGCCGGCAGCCGCCTGGCCGAGCGTCTTGTTGAGCTTGACAAGCAGGCTGTCCAGGTCGTCGAGCTTGACCCCGGAGAGGTCGGCCGCGTAGCGCAGGGTGGAGAGCTGCTCCACCGCCACGCCGGTGCGCTGGCTCATCTTGTAGAGGCTGTCCTCGAGCTCGGTCACCTGGCGCACCACACCGACCAGCGCGTTGACAGACAAGCCCACGCCGATGGCGCCGCCGATTGAGGTGAGAATCCCGGTCAGTTTTGACCCGGCCGCACCCATGTCGGTGAAGCCGCGTAAGACAGAATCAAAAGCCGCCTTGGTCTGGTCGCTCGCGCTGATTACAATTTTTGTGTCGTCGATTGCCATATCAGCTCGTCGCTCTCACCCTTTGCCCTGCTCGGCCTTCCATCGGCGCACTTCGTCCCGAATGCCCATCAGCCCTTCAACCAACAATTCAGCATCGCCTTCGTGAAACTCCGCGGCCACCAGCACCTCCTGCCAGCTGAGCTGCCCGCCCACCATGTGCCAGACCGCCAGCACATGCGCCGCTTCGGGTGGCGCCGGCTCCATCAACCGCGTCACGCCTTTCTCGTCCAGTTGCCCCTTGTCGCGCATGTCCGAGAGCGTCAGCACGCTACAGACATGCGCAATCAGTTTTTTAGGGTTTCCTCCTGCGCCACCTCGCGTGCCTGGTAGGCGTCGATCATTGCCCCGGCCACAGCGTCAAACACTTCCGGCTTGGCCGAAAACAAGGCCATCAGCAGATCAGGCTCAAAGGCCACGCCCGCCGCCGCCTCGGCCGCATCCAGCCCGGCCACCAGGTGGCCCTGCGTGGCGCCCTTCCAGCCGCGCACATGCCGCGGCACCAGGTCGGCCAGCAGCGCGTCGTGGTTGTAGGCATCGCCGCGGCGCTGCGCCCGCGCGGCGCTGCGCATGGCAAGCCGGGTCGGTGCCTGGCACTGGAAAACAATGCCCTCGGCCTCGACCTCGAATGCCCGGGCCGCCTCGATGCGCGCCTTGAGTTCTGCCGGCGTCATGGCTAGATCGTCGTCTCGGTGTTGGTGAAGACGATCTTCACGTCGGTGAGCTCGCTGGTGTCGTAGATGGCACGAAACTTGAGCGGCACCACCACGCCCTGCGAATTGGCGATTTTCGGCACCGCGTCGCCGATGTAGCGCACCTCGGGGAAGTAGAACTCCAGGATGTTTGCGCCGTTGGTGAAAATGATCTTCAGCTCGCTCGCCGTCTCGTTGAGGAACTTGTTGAACGCGGTGAGGTTCTCGAACATCATGGTCACATTGCCGGTGCACTCGCCCATGCCTTCGGTCACCGCCGCGGGGCCGCGCTGGCCCACCGCCAGCACCTCGTCGAGCTTGTTGGTGATCTCGAAGTCAAACGCCAGCACCGTAGCCGCCGAACCGCCTTCGGTGGCCACCGCCTCCCATTCCATGAACGGCGTATGCGTGGAAGTGGTGAGCGAGGCGTCAAGCGTGGTGCCGCCGGCGGTCATGTTGGCGCCAATAAAATCAAGCGTGCCGGTGAACATGCCCGCCGGGCTCACGCTGCCAGAGAGCTTTTCTGGCTTGCAGCCGGTGAACACAAAATACTGTGCGATGTCGGTGAAACCCTTTTCGATGGTCATGCCGGCCGCCAGCGCGCCGCGCTTGATGGTGTGCACATACGGCCCCGCGCCGGTGGTGACCACCGGCCCGAGCGCGTGCTTTAACACCGTGGCCAGGCCCAGCGCGGCAAACTCGATCGGCACCGAGCCCTTGATGTGCTTGTTGCCCCCGCGCACGATCTCGACCGAGCGGCGCGAGTTGATGGAGTTGGAGATATGCTCGTCGATCTCCATGCCCAGGGTCTCGCCGTAGGTGGCGGCCTTGAGTTGGATCATTGCCGGCGTGCCCGGCGTGGTGCCCCAGGTGACCTCCGGGACGTAAGCGATGTAACCGAGTGCGCCTTTTGCTTGTGCCATGATTTTCCCTTCTTATCTTTCCTGCGGTGGGTCGAGTAAAACGAGCGTTTAGGTCGCCACGTCGGGCGCGTTGGACTGCGTGAAATAAAGCGCCTGGAAATCCATGCGCGCGATGCCCACCGGCTTGTCGGTGTCCGCATCCAGGTCGATCTCGATCGCATCGAGCGTGATGCCGCCGCGGGCCAGGCCGCCAGCGGTATAGGCGCTGGTGGAGGCGTTAAGCGCCGCCTCACACTCCTTGATGATGGTGTCCAGCGTGTCGTCGTAAGCGGAAACGGCCTTCACCACCGCCTCCACGCGCACGGTGAGCGTGCGCTCCTGGCGGTTGGGGAATCCTATGGTCACGGCGTTGTTGACGCTCTCTTGCGAGGTGAACACGCGCAGCGCCGGCAGCTCGGCGTCGGCCAGCGGTCGGATGCGGCTCTGGTACACACGCGAGCCGGTGGTGGCCAGGCCGGTGAGCGTCGTGGCCACCGCCTCGCGGATTTGTTGGCGGACGTGGTTGGCCATATCAGGGCTTCTCGAGCATCAAGGCGGTGAGGCCCAGGCCGTCGGGCTGGTTTTCGACAATGGTGTAGGTGACGCCGCCGATCACCGCTGTGGTGGTGCCCAGGGTAAGCGCCGGCAGGTCGGCCACCTTGCACAAAAAGGTGGGCTTGGTGCCCCCGACAATGCCGAAGGCCTCGGCGTAGCCGTTGTCAAAAATGCCGTTCACCGTGGACGCGCCGATGGTTGCCGCAGTGGCGAAGTCGGCCGTGTCCAGAAAATCGCTGAGCGTTTCGGTCATCATGCCGCCGCCCGCGCCTGCGCGATCGGGATGACCTTGGCGGTCTGCGCCGGCTGCTCTATGCCGAGGCCCTGCAGCACCAGGCCGGCCACCAGTTCGGCGCTGTAGCTGGCCATGCAGCTCGATGCCTTGGTGACGGTATCCTTGCGGCACAGCGCCATGCCGGCGTTGTGGATGCGGTGGCAGGGGTGGCAGGCCACCGGCGCCTCAAGCGCCGCGGTGTTGGTCCAGTCGCGCGTGAGGTTCTCGTTGCTGCTGTGCGAGAGCATCACCACCTTGGGCATGGCCTCGTAGGCCACGGCGTTGGCGATCACCGACTCGGTGGCCACCACGGCGTCTGCGGTGAGCGCGTAGGCCAGCGCCAGGCGCAGCGGCCACTCCTGCCCCACCACATGGCCGTACTCGGTGCCATTGCGCTCGACCAGGTCCAAGGCCGGCAGGTTGCGCAGGTCGCCCAGCATGACGGTGTAGACATCTGCACCGGCCATGATTTCCATGAACCGCTGCGCATGCGGCCAGGCCTTGAACGGGCCCGAGCCGGTGGGCGAGATCACCACCAGCTTGCCCGGCAGCTTGGCGCGCATTTCGGCCGCCCAGGCTGTCTCGTCGGCGCTGGCGTGGAACTTTTGCCGCACCGGCTGGCGCTCGATCTGGGCGTAGTCGTGCACCATGTCGAGGTAGTTGTGGTTCATCAGCTGGTGGCGCACCGCGTGCGGCAGGTAAAAATCGTTGCTCGACTGGTGCGGCAAAAGGCGCGTCTCGACCGAGCCGATCAGGTTGATCCAGCGGCCGTACTTGGGCGCCTCGTGGCCCCAGTAGGTGAGTAGCTCGTCTTCGTCGAGCACGCTGTTGGGCAGCACGATGATGCGGTCGATGTTCGGGTCGTGGCGCAGCACTTCCTCGCCGTTCTTGCCGGCGTAGACGGTCACGCTGTAGCCCTGCTCGTGCAGATTGGCGGCCACCGAGCCCGCCCAGAGCGCGTCGCCGTTGCCACCCAGGCGCACGATGCCGGCGGTCCTTTTTGGCTTGGGCGTTGCCCAGGGGCCGGACTGGCCGGTGCCGGGCGCTTCCTTACGATACACCTGCAGGAAGGAATACTCGTTCGACTCGCCGCGGACTTCGTTGTGAACGAGCGCCCAGTCCTTGAAGGCGAGGCGCATGTAGTCGAGGATGTCTTCGGGCGCGAAGTCGTGCTTGTGGTCGGGGTTGGCCCCCGGTTGGCCGATTTGCGGATACAGGTCGCGGTGCGGCAGGTACAGCACCAGGTGGCCGCCCACCTTGATGAGGCGCCACCACTCGGCGAGCGCGCCGGTCCAGTCCTCGAGGTGCTCCAGCGTGTGGCTGGAAAACACCGCCGCCGTCGAGGCGTCGGCAAAGAGCGGCAGCTTGGCCGCATCGGCAATGGTGAGGTCGGGCTTCATGGCCACGCCAAAGAGCGCGGTGTCCTTGCCCGAATCGACGCCGATCATGTGCGGCCAGACCTTGGCCGGGCCGCAGCCGATGTCCAGGCCCCCGTGCGCGAGATACGGCAACACCTCGAAGCGGATTTTCTCCGACTCGAAGCCGTTGCTGGTGCGCGGGTCCCAAACCATGCGATGCGGTCCTTTTTTTGTTACCACCACCACCATGACGGAAGTCCGGGCGCGGTGCGTTGAATTGGTTGCGGCGACGGTTCCGTTGGTCTGGAAACCGCCGCCGGCTTGGTTTGCTTGCGGCCCCGTTGGGATGTAAAAACCGCAGGGGCCGGTGCTGCCTTTTTTGCTGCCATTACGTGGTGAGCAGGTCCTCGATCTTGGCAAAGCACGCCGGCTGGCGGATGCCGAAGTCGGCGAACTGGTTGATGGTGATCTTCACCTGGCCGGTATCGGCCTTGGTGTAGGGGTCCACCGTCACATCAGGACCGCCAAACAGGCCGATCGTCGCCATGCTCCAGTCGCTGCCAAAGAACGAAGCCGAGCAGATCGTGGTGCTGGTGCCCTTGGTGAGGTTGCTCGGCACGTTGTTGGAAACCGCGGCGCGGTAGCCGTTGAGCGGCTGCGCACCGTTGTCCCAGAGGAACGGCAGGTTGGTGCCCTTTTGCACCTGCTTGGCCTTGCCGCGCACCTTGGTGTTGAGCAGGTAACCGGCCAGGCGATCGGGCTCGGCATTGGCGTTGGCGCAGGCCGACTCCAGATCGACAATGTGCGACCAGGCGAGCGTCGCCGCGTTGGCGCCGGCGGCAACCGTGCCGATGCCGGTGGTGTAGCGGATGCCGGTCATCTGCGGCGCGGTGGCGGTGCCGTTGATGATCTGGTTTTCGATGTTCACTGCAACACCAGTCACCAGGTCGTCGCGGATCATGTTCTCCAGCGACATCGCCGACTGCAGGATGGCCTGCTTGGACACCTCGACAAACGCGGTCATGCGCTTGGGGGTGAGCGTCACCTTGGCGGTGGTCGGGTTGGTCTCCGACGCGCTGCCGATTTCAGTGGCGGACCCGATGGTCGAGACCGTGCTCTTGCGCGGCATGTCCACGTTGCCGGTCAGGCCGGCGAGGATGCGCGCACCGAGCTGGCCCATCACCAGGTTGTTGCGCAGCGCGTCCACGTAGAGGTCGTCGCGCAGGTAGGTCGGGACCAGGTTGCCCGCCTCGCTCGAGGTGCCGACGTTGAAGTCACGACGGAACACATCGGGCGGCAGGAAAAAGCCCTCGGGCGTGCGGCCCATGATCTTGCCCACCGCCTCGGAACACTCGCGCTCGAAGCCCGCATCGGCCCAGTTGCCGGTAACCGAGGCCTGCAGGGCCTTGCCGAAGGAATATTTCTTGATTTCCTTTGGGGTGAGGCCGATCTGGATGGCGCTGGTGTCGGTGTGGCGCGACTGCATGCGCTCGATGATGAGGTCCTTGAACTGGTCGGCGGACTTGCCGCTGCGCACAGCCTCGGGGCCGTCGGCGGGCTTGAGCCACTTGGCATACGACTCGGCCAGGCCCTGAATGCCGTCGCGGCGCTCGATTTCGAGCTCGGCCGGCGTCTTGGTTTCAACTGTCATTTTTTTCTCCACGGTGATGATTGGGGTTCGTGCTGCGATTTTTTCCACTACGATTGCGGGAGTGGTCTCGACGCCAGCCGAGCGGCCTATCCCTACGGTCACGTCCGCCGGCACCGGCACAATGGACGCCTCGAAGGGCGTCCAGCGCGTTACCAGGTACGTGGATGGCTCGGCATCCGCACCGCGCTCGGCCGCCAGGCCGGCGCGCGTGAAAGCCTCGCCATGTTTTGCACGCATTTCGCTCTCGAAGGCCTCGCCTGTGAGCGTGCGTTTGAAGGTGTAGCCGCGTCCGCTGGTGCCGATCCAGTCGGCGAGCTCGTTGTCGGGCGTGGGTTCGAGCTCGACGATCTCGTCGACAAAGTAGCCCACCGACACCAGCTGGCGGATGCCGTCGCGCACATCGGCCAGGATCTCCTGCGCGGCGGCGGCGCGGCTGAACTTTGCCGAGCAGCGCAGCATCTTGTCCGCGCCGATCGCCGGGTCAAGCAGCACGCCTATCTGGTCGCAGGTGTCGTGGTTCAGCAGCAGCGGGTGGGCGTTGCCTGCCAGGCGCGTGAGGTCAATCGCGTCGGCGTCGTGGCTGAGGATCTCGATGCCGAACCAGCGCTCGTAGGGCGCCTCGGAGCTGATGGCCATTTCGACCACACCATCCGCCGCATCGCGGCTGGCGCGCTGGTCGATCTTGAAAGTACGGTCGAAACGTATGGACATTTGCAGGCGTCCTCTAAAAGGATGCAGGCAGGATGCCGAGGCGGCGCGGAAATGTTTAGGGTAAAAATTTCCTATCGGGGCAGCCCGAACAGCGCCCGGTCCTCGCGCCGGCGCCGGGCCAGGCTGCGCTCACCGGCCAGCACCGTCGGGCAGCCAAAGGCCTCGGCCGAGGCAATGCCGCCGGCGCCGTGCAGTTGCCAGGGCGCGATCGGGCGTGGTTGCGGGCGCATGCCGCCGCCAAACCCCGGCAGCGGCTCCTCGACGGCCTGGGCGCTGATGACCGGCAGGCCGAAGGCCTCGGCGCCGGCAATACCGCCGGCGTCGATAATGTCGGCGGCGGCCACCGACACCGTCGGCTGGCCAAACGCCTCGAGCGAGGCGATGCCCGTCAGGTCCACCACGATCTGCAGGTCAAGCGCGCCGAAGGCCTCGAGCGAGGCAATGGCCGCGCAGCCTATGGTTGTCGATATGT